AAGGCAACATCGGCGACGCCATTAAGGCGCTCGATGCTAAACCGTCTCGTAGACAACTCGCTGCAGTTAAAGGTGCGATGAAAGGTGACGTCTCAAAGTCAAAGATGACTGCCAACGCGTGGTTGGAACTTCAGTTCGGGTGGTTACCCTTGCTGAGCGACATACACGCAGGCGTCGAGTTAGTGAATACCGGGTTGTTAACGACTGGGGTCAAGATCCATTCTGGATCTGGCACTAAACCGGCCGATCGTGGTCTAAACTCTTTTCAGAAAGCTAATGTGAGTGATCCTACGGATTATCACACGTTGCCATCTGGAGAGCGTATTCCTACTCGGACCGTCAGTATGCCTTTTACAGGCCCGCTGGCGTCGCATGCTTCCATACATGCGACTGTTAAGAACCCCGCGTTAGCGAACATGCAGCAGTTAGGGTTGTTAAACCCTCTATCTATTGCGTGGGAGCTGATGCCTTGGTCGTTTGCCATCGACTGGGTTTTACCCGTCGGTGACTGGATTAATAACTTAACCGCTGGTGCGGGGTTAAGCGATATCCAGGGCTCAACTGTTACAGAGAGACGCGTCTCTTTCGGCAAAGCCGGAAAAGGCTGGACGGAGCAACAGCAGAATATTTGGAGAACCCCTATTGACGGATTCGGTATACCACGTTTTTTAGACATGGCGAACGCATCCATCGAAAAGGCTATCCTAGCGCTGGCTCTTGCAAGACAACGTGCGTAAGCACAATCTTGCATCTCCCTAATGCGGGCAATCCGCATCCACACGTAGCAAAACGGCAATTCCGCCGGCTACCACTCATAGACTGGAGTCTATAACATGGCAACTCTTGCTAACATCGTACTAAATGACGCTCAGGCAACCCCTGTGGCCCACACCTTCGCAGTCGGCAGCCGCCTTGGTAACAAGATCACATTTGTTGATCGTTCCCCTGGCGTTTTGACTGGCTTTAAGAAGATCGAACTGAGTTACCGTGAGGCAACACAGTCGAATGCGGGCGCTCGTATGATCATGAAGATCATGGATCCGACATTGGCAGTTACTGCACCCGCTAGCGGTTCTGGCGTTCAGCCAAACCCGCAGGTGGCGTACACTAACCTCACCGAAATCAGCACGTTGCTTCCGAGCGCGTCTAGCCTGCAGTCCCGTAAGGACCAGTGGGCTTATCTGAAGGGGCTGTTTAACAACGCCATGCTTCAGGACGCATTTGAAAACTACGCATTCCCAGTTTAACTGGGCGTGATATAGTGTCGTCCATTATGGGACATTACCGTCGGCTTCCGCCACGACACTAGCTGGTTTCACTGATTTGAGATGGAGCAATCAGTATGAGAGTTAAGGTATTACCTCCTTCGAAGGATGCGTTTAGCATCCTCGATAGCGTTGTCTGCAACTTGTCGTCATCGCTTAACAGCCCGAGATCATTGACCGTGTACCTTCTGTGGAAACACAAAGAGTACGAACAACTGGTCAACCTCAGCTGCAATAGCAATGATTACACCTCCGTCACGGCTTTTGCCGATGATTACCAAATCACCGAGCTACTTAAGAAGCATCCTTCCCTAAATACTGGGATTGATACGACCGCGGTAGCGAAGGAGACTTTTCTACGCTGTGAAGAACAGTGCAGAATCACCAACTTGCGTTTACGTAGTGGGTCCCATAGCGGGCTAGCCAAGACAATTTTGTCAATGGCTCGAAAAAGAATCCACAACGTACTTGGTGAGGTAGATTCCCTAGCGATTAGCGAGATCTTTGATCGCGCCGCTTGGGGAGGAGGGTCGACGTCGGCGTCCAAGGGTAAACACTTGAGCGTAGACAATAAGCTTCGGGCTAAACCCGAGGCAACAGCAGACTTAATCGCGGCGGGAGTGCACCATTTGGTGAACTCTATACCAGCATGGGCAGATTACATCGCCCACGGGAATTCCGGAGGCCCAGCCTCCGTGACACCGGGTTGCTTAATTGCAATCCCTGGTAACACCGTGACGTACGTTCCGAAGAACGCTAAAACAGATCGTCCTATTGCTGTTGAACCTCACCTCAATGCATTACTGCAAAAAGGCATAGGATCATATATGCAATATCTTCTTCGCAAGGTTGGAATTAACTTGCGAGACCAGTCTGTCAATCAGACGCGCGCCCGCTTGGGCTCGCTGACGATGAATCAGGCGGTTAACAACGTGGACGAGTTTGCCGGTAAACTGGCAACCTTGGACATGAAATCTGCCTCAGACACTGTGTCTGAAGCGATTGTTGAAGAACTGGTGCCCTCCTCTTGGTTGCGTCTTTATGACGTGGCACGGAGCAAATTGTACCAGATGGATGATAAGTGGTTAAAGTACCATAAGCACAGCAGCATGGGGAATGGGTACACTTTTGAGCTTGAAACGCTCATATTTGACTCCATCGCCAAAGCTGTATGCGAATTCAACGAGATCTCAGTCAAAGGCGTTACTACGTACGGAGACGATTTGATCGTTCCGCAGTGCATCGCCCAACAACTTATAGAGGTTCTCAATGAAGCAGGCTTTACCACCAACGAGTCGAAATCTTTCATCACGGGTCCCTTCCGGGAATCATGTGGTCAAGACTTCTTCGACGGCGTTCCAGTCCGGCCAATATACGTCCGACAGGACCTTGACAGTGTCGCAAGCATTTACCAATTGGCTAACGCTATCCGTCATCGCAGCAGTTTGCTGTATGACGGTTTGGTTTGCGACATTCGTTACAGGTCTAGTTGGATGGGCCTCTTCCAAAGTGTACCGAGATCTTTCAGATTTCGATGCCCTAAGGGGTACGGTGACAGTGGGTTCGTCAGTAACTTCGACGAATCAGCTGAAGCCGTCACCTCCTGCCACAAGCGCGATTGGCACTCCGGATTCCGATCAAAAGGAATCCGGTTCCGTTCAGCTATGGTAGGAAAGAGAGAAGACCGCATTTCTGTGGTCTCTGGACTGTGGGACATGGGTAGGGCTTGTAACCCTGACCATGAATCCCTCACCGACGCTAGAAACAGCGTCGATCGCACCGAGTATTCGTTGCGATCAGTAGGTGCATGGAGCGTTGCGACCTTCGTTTATGACGATTGGCCGCATTGTGGTGTCTGGGGATAACCCGGATACTCACTTCTACTGGCGATTGCCGGTGGGTTGCTTTTAATAGCAAGGTTTGGCC